TCAATCAATCAAACGCATTATATTATCCTTCAATCCTTATATATTTTTCCGAACCTATTGCAATCCCGATCCATATGTGCTATACTATAGTCACGGTAAGGGGGGAACCGAACCGAATATTGGAGGTAAAACATGAAATTCATTTTGTATATCCTTATTTCTTTGTCTGCTTTCGTTATGTGCGGCATGTGCCTATACACCGCAATAACATCGGAAGACAATAATATAAAAATGTTGATTTGTACAATGATAAGCGCGGCAGTAGGCGTTGTAGCAATACTTTTTGCAGGAGGGATGACAGAATGAACATAACACTCAACTTAATTGGCAAACCAAACAAACTGTCAACATTCTTACTTGTTTGGCAGGGCGGCAATTCGGAATACTTTTGTGAAATTATTCACGATAAGGATTATGAAACAGCGGAATATGCTATTTTGCAGATTTTACCTAAAACAGGAATTAAAAACGCTATTTTGTATAAATCGGCTGTAAAACTCAATAACACAAACAAACAACATGTTTTTAGGGTTTATGTACCAATCGCATTTTATAGCGGGGATAAATATAAACTTACCAAACTCAAAGAGTGTATTACATCCCCATTTGAAATTTGGCGCAACGAAAATTCACATTTGTTTGCGCCGCCAATTGAAATTTGGCGCAACGAAAAACCTCATTGGCAGGCTGACTATATAAAAATCTCGTCACATTTCAGCGACGATATTAAAACCGCAATTTACACAAACTTTGATAGAGTATATGGGAGGTATGAGAAATGAAGATTACCATGATTTCATTGTATGAGACTGTTGAGCGAACTCTTGACGAATTTTTTGAACTGAATGAAACGGTCGAAGATTGGTATAAATCTGTTTACCGTTTAATGTGGCGAAAAGGCGTAACAAACCTTACAATAGATAATGTAAAACTTACATTCTACCGCGAGCGTGACGTATATTTTGTTGAATACGAAATGGAGGAACAAGCAAAATGAAAGTTTATAAATCGCGGATCATGAGATTGATTGCAAAAAACGCTGTTAAGGCCTGCAAATTCAAGATTCAAAGACATAAGGAATATTAATGCCTATGAAAGATGAAAAATAAAATTATATAATCCCAATAAAACGCAACGGGCCCGGAACTGCTAAACTTCCGGGCCCGTTGCAATCTTAAAAACGAAGGAGGCAAGAAAAAATTTGTTGTTGAAAAGACTTTTTCCCCTTTGCACAATGCTATTATATCAAACATCATTTTATCTTGCAACCATTTTTTGCCAATTTACTAAAATATATTATGCGTATGTGATATTGTTGTCACTGTCAATCGTGCAAGTATGAAGTGTTGCCGTTTCATCATATCCGATGAAAGTTAGTTTTGTTGGTGTGATTATTGTATTTCGCATAATATATGTTGAATTACGATTATTTTCTGAACTAAACTTAACATCAACAAGTGCACCTCTTGTTATATTAAGGTAAATTATAGAAAATGTGCTATCGGCATTAAGTGAACCGTCAGCATTTTTTACAATTGCAACGGGAGCAAATTTACTATCAGTATATGTCTTTGCATTTGCAAGGTTCGTTTCGTCCTGTGTGTCTGCATATGTTTTCGCCGCCGCAAGTGTTTCGCCGCATTTCGTATTAGTATATATTGTGGCCGCTTTTTGCACCGCCGTATCCTGTGTGTCTGCATATGTTTTCGCCGCCGCAAGTGTTTCGCCGCATTTCGTATTAGTATATATTGTAGCCGCTTTTTGAACCGCCGCATCTTGTTTATCAGCATATTCTTTCGCCGCTGTCAGCATTGCAGTATCCTGTGTATCTGCATATGTTTTCGCCGCCGTCAACGTTTCGGAACAAGCATTTCCGACATATTCTAAGTTTGCCGCAAGCCCGCGCCCGCTTGCCGCTGTTGCTGTCGGCACGATAATTCCGCTGTCGGCGGTAATTAACTTATAAAATCTCGTTGTTTCGTGAAATTCAGTAAAATTATTAAAATCAACAGTATTATTAAAAGTTACTTGTTCTTGAAACGTTGTAGGATGATCCTCTGTAGCAAAACTATATTGGAATAAAGTAACACTTTCATCTGGGCGAATGGATACAATTAGTTCGTTTTTACTATCAATACGCAAAAAATTTATACTGTTATTTGATGAATATATAGGAATGAAAATAAGTATTTCATCATCATTTTTTATTGTGGCAAACACAATTCCCTTTCGCATTCCCTGTGCAATTTCAGCAAAAGTTTTATTTGCTTTTATAGGTCTTACTGCAACATCAATCTCAACCCACATAACAGACAATTTATCTGCATCAAGCTCATTTATAGCCTGTGCAAGATCTTCAATGTCGCCATGGTTCGCGTTTACGCTGTCAACGATAATATTTATGTGATATAATAGTTTCCATACCATTTCCAAAAATGATAAATTACCGTCAAGTACGCACGGAATGATGGGAGTATAAACCGAATTAAGCGGAATTTTAACCTTTTCTAATTCTTTATCTTTTATAGTAATCATTATATAAACCTCCGATTAATATATATTCATGAAACACTCTTCAAGCTCATCAAATATCATTTTATTAATATTTATAAGCGTTTCCCTAAATTCAAGTAACATCGCGCTGAATGTTGCGGAATTTCGTTTTCCAATAACATGATTTATATATTCATCAGTATTATTGAAATTTTCTGTTCCGTTATCTGTTGTTCGGCCTGTGTTTTCCGTTCGGCTTGTTGCGTTTCCGTACGTTTCGCCGTGATTTTCTTCGCTTAAATCTTGCGTTGTATTTGAATTGCGCTTATTTTCGTTTGTTCCGTTGCTTGTATTATTACTGCTTGTTTCAGCGGTATTTGTTCCGTTTTCTCTTGTTTCACTATTATTCGCGGTATTATTTGACTTTTTACGATAATTTGTTAGATAATAATTATCGTTTATACCGTTAACGCCGCTCACGCTTGTTTGCGGCGTGTCGCTGTATGCATCCGTATCAATACCGCTGATATTTGATTCAGCGTTTGCGGTTCGGCTTGTATTTTCAGTAGTTGACACCGTTGCTGTTGCTGTGTTCGTTGCTTTTCCATTGTCAGTGATATTTTGATTTTCAGTGTTATTTCGGCTTATATTATTGTCGACTACTGTATTTTGACTGCTTTCTGCATTCATGGTTGACGATGAATTACCTGTATTTACAGTATTTTTTTCACCACCTTGTGATCCGTGGTGTTCTTCCGTATAATCAACATCGTTCAGCGGGTTAAATTCAAGTGTTGCACTTTTATAAAGTTGATTATAGTAAGGCATAATTTCACGGAGTTTCCGTGCAAGGTAATAATTAAACAGGCCGTATGTTTCAGCACCGATTTCCCGCATGTAAAAATGAAAAAGTATTTCATGTTCTAAAACATTGCGGTATGATTCATCATATATCGGAAACCTAAAATTAAATATTTTCGGTTGCGCCGCTGTAATAATTTCATCTATTGTTTTTTCGTTTAATTCGGCGGGCGTGAATCCGCTTTGTACTTCGCAAATATATCGTAATTGTGACGTATAATTACTCATTTTTTATAACCTCCTCATTCTTTCGCTCTATTTCGGCAAACTTTACTTTAATGTTTAAGTTAAACATTTTATTAATTTTTGCAAATGCATCTTCGCGGGCCTTCAAGCGTGTTAAGCGGGCAATCTCAACGCCGCCGAAATTCGCGGTAACTTCATCACTTATCATTCTTTCTTTTTTATCAGTGTTGGCATTATCTATTCCGAAATACGTTAGGCCCTCACAAATTATTTGACGTTTTAGTATCTGTAATTTATCGGCAATATAGGGGGTTGTAACGTCAAGAACATTTATTTCCGATAAAGTAGTTAAACCTTTTGTGCCGAATATAAAGGGAATATTGCCGTCATACTGTCGGAAAAGATTCTCCATTGTGAGCCGTTGACTATCTTCTGTCAAAATAATTTTCGGTGTTTTTTGTCCTTTTACATTAACATCGATAATTCGTTCACATTCCGATATTCGTTTTGCATATGAACGCAAGGCCAAAATTTCATTGGTTCGTGTTGAGTTATTCCATATTATAACCGAATTTTCATTGGTTAGGTTCTTATTACGATAATTTACAGCCGGTGAAAATGCTACTCGCTTAAAAGGTTCTCTGTAAATATCAAATGTTGATGAACTGTAAAACTGTAAAACAACATATTGTTCAAGCTCTTCATCGTAATAAAATAGTGCTTTTCCGTCAAAACACAATATTAATTCAATAAATCTTGCATCAATTTCCGGCGGCAAATTCTCATATTTAATACCCGCCATCGCAATTTCTGTTATACGGTTGAACCAAAAATTATACGATTCTATATTTTCGCGTTCAGCCTCTTTTCGGAAACGCTGTGTTATACTCATGCTATTTCGTATCACTTTAAACCCCCCGTTATTCTAATGGTTTATTACGAACTTTATAATTCCCAACGTTCGCATTATCAACCCAAAATGTAATACCCTTATCAAATATCTCTCCAATTTTCACCCTTGCGGCGGCATTGCAAGCATCATATTCGTTGTTTGCGCTGGCCCGAACAACACAGCCTTTAGTTTGTATAAAAGTAAAGTTTTCCCTATTATGTATTGCAGGTGTTTCAACCTTATGAATCGCATAACCGTAATGCGTAAAATAATCATCGATAATTTTTACATATTCATCACGGGGGCGCAATATATAACCGCGAAATGTTTTACTACCCATTGAATATAATGCGGTACCCGTAATATTACCGCTCACTTTCGGAGGGATTCGGCTTGCTTTATCGACATCTGCTAAAATATGTCCGACTGACGTTGCGCCGCTTACTATCATACCGCCGCCAATCGGCAGCGCCGCTCCGCCCGATCCGCCCGCAATTGCAATACCGCCCGCAATTTGGCCAACTGCTAAGGCACTTGATAAAAGTAAATTTGCGGAATTTTGCGCAAGATATGTTTTAAATGAATCACTTACCCATGCGCATTGAGGAAAACCTGTCATAATACACATTTCACTGAAATTTTTTGAACTTCCTTTATAACTTATCGGAATTGCACTAACACTTTGTGTTGGTGCTAAATCACTTTCAATATTAAATGTGATACTTCCCATTCCGTCACCTGTGGTACTATCATCAAAATCATACATTTTACCTTCCGATCCTGTTGAAACATAAAGACAATAAAACGGTGCTGTGTAAAGTTTTTTGTTTTCCGCTGCAAATTTGGGATTTCTTTTTATTGTCCACAGAAGATCTTGTAGCCCGCCTTCAAATTCGCTCGGTGTCAGTACAATTGATATTACGCCTTCCACTTTGTCAGCGTGATTTGTTACAATATCTTTTATTTTGTCTCTTGCATCATCCACCCATACGCCCGTTCCATTTGTAATACTTATTTTGCCAATTTCCGTTCGTTCGAGTGCGCTATACATACCCTTTACCAATTCGCCGCCCGCAACCTCATAATTTGCGGGGTTGAATGATGAATACATTATAACACTCCAATTATTACCGAACGGTGCTTTACTTTCGCTGTCAACAACGTATTCACCGATTGATATATTTTCTTCGACACGGTTTGAGCCTACCCAATCTTCATAAACATGGTTTCGCTCAATCCAACAGGCAGGAATTTCACAATACAGTTTAAAGGACTGGATAACATCTATTTCAAATTCTATTTCGCATGTATTATCATTTATATAAAATATGTTCTTTATAAACGCATAAAACCAACGGTTTAGATACCCTGTATTTTGATAGCGTAAATAATTACAACCTATCAACGTATCGGCTGTAAACGGTAAGCGGATCCGCCCGTTTTCACGAATGTATATTGCTTTATCCGCGCTGTATACTACCCATTGCGCAAAAAATGAGTTTTGCGCGGATACACTCGCAAAATAAAGTGTGTGTTCATAATTAATATCAATGTTGATATTATTAAATAATTGTATTTTTGAATTTGGGCTTGGTGCTAACATTGTTTCACGGCGGGCAATAGTTTACTATTACCCGCCTTCCCCCTTTGTAATTATTACGATAATTTTGCAACCGTCATAAATGTCGGTTGCAATGTTTTACTTACCTTTGTATATGGTAATTGTTGCGGTTGCTTTCTTTGATGGATTTTCGTTTGAATCTGCATTAAGCATTATCGTTGTTGCGGTTTCGTTTTCACCGATAAATACTGTTCCGCGAACGTCAACATATGTCTTACTTGAGTTCGCACCCTTAAGCGTCCATGTAACAGATTTATTAAAGAATCCCGTTCCGCTAACTTTTGCGTTAAACTGTATTTCGCTGTTCGGAACAACAGTTGCGCTTGCGGGCGAAATGGTGACGCTATTCACCGCCGCCACACTGTCGCTGAACGTTGCGGCAGGCGCAAAAGGCGAAACACTGATAATCTTCCAACAATGAAGGAATGCATTAGTATACAATCCATCGGGATTTCTAATATCTTCCATTGTAATAAGTCGGTCATATATCTGGATAAAATCATCATCGATAATGACGGCGGGGATCTCCGCAAGCTCCGCAAGCTGAGAATCTGTAATTCCTTTAATCTTTGCGCTTGTTACATTTCCGTTCGCGTCGTATGTAATATTTTCGCATGTTTCGGGAGCACATTGTGCAAGTCGGTTTATGTCAATATCTCCGAAGGAATCGACAAGCAAGCGTTTTGAGAGAAATTCTGCTTTTTCCATATTGAACGCCGCCGCAAGAACGTTAACATCTATTGCCGCATCAAAATCAGCGGTAACAATTACAGTTTGCTCTTCGTGCTTTGAATGAGTTTTTACACCCGAAATATTATAATTTCCAGTCAAAAACTTCATTTTATTAGAAGTTGCTTTAATTTGTGTTACAACCGATTTAATATTATCGTCATTGGAAAGTGAAGGAATCGAAATACTCTTGATATTGCCGTTTACAATATTCAGCGCAATAAGGTATTTCATAATATTAAATTCATCATAATTGCTGGCACTCAGGAGGCTTTCATATATTTTCTCGATAAGCGAATACAGCCCGTTTTCGCTTGTAAACGCCGCTGACAAATCTTCATTCGAAATTGTAGCAGGATACTTTACTTGATAGTTTACAATATGAAATGCGGCGCGAATATCGGGAATGCGCCTCTTAAAAACCGTTTCACTTGAAATATTCGGATTATAAAGTTCCGCATTTGCAATATTAACAAAAATCTCTTCAATTGTTTCACCCAACGACAAAACGCCCTTTTTGAGACTTTCCCAAGGGTTATTGTACATTTTACTTGTTACTGTGACAAGGATAATTCGGTTGATAAGATCTGTTGCGAACGCATTGCGCAAATTAGGCGAATCCATAATGATTTTACCAATTGCGCGGATAGAATCCGCATCCGTTGCAGTGAACGGAATATAATTCTTATAGTTTGTTGAAAAACCCTCGTTTATAATTCCGTTGATAACATCTTTAGATACATTCGTTAGCATGTAATTCTTAGGTCTTGTAGGCATGTTTTATTCCTCCGTAAACAAATCTTTTATTTTAATTTCCTTTTTTTCATCTTCGTTCTCATCTTCCGCAAGATTTTCGCCTTCATCACCTTCACCAAAAAATCGTTCCTTATATCGTTTCTTAAGTGAATTATATTTGTTTGTAACTTCTATCAATTCTTCCGAATTATCGGCGAAAGAATCGGAAAAATCCTCAAGAAAAGCTATTGCGTTTTCGCTTTCGTCTTCTCCGATAAAGCCCTTCAAAGATTGAAGTAATTCTTCTTTACTACGTTTCATATTAGTATTCTCCATTCAGCACGGTTGCACCGTTTATTTGTACTTTTACTTTTGCCATTTTACCGTTTACAGACAGCATTTCATCAAATCCAGCCTGTGACTTCACCCCCCATTTTCCATCGATTTTTCCAACATCGTAGCCGTTTGCAGATAGGGCCCTTTGCATCAGCTCAAATTTTTCGCCGCGTTGCATCGGGCTCGTTACCCTAAAGCGTGTACGTTCGATTTCGGGAAAAACAAGTATTTTGTTAGGAATACCGTATTCATTCCACCCGTCATTAAGAGTAGACATAATAATTCCATCTACAAAGCTTTTTGCCTCAATAATAAGCGGAACTCCGCTTGCGTTTTGTCCGACCACATAACCAACATGGTGGATCCTACCGCTTGAATTACGCTTAAAAACGCAAGCACCCGCCGCAAGCTCGCCCTTTTCGGTGATATACTCAAGTGCCTCATCGTCTTTGATACCGCACCAATTTGTGTAGTTACCTGCCGCGTTGTTATCCTGTCCAACAAAAGCATCAATCAATCCGTTGCAGTCATACAAATATGCGTTGTCTGTTATCCATTTTTGAGTTTTACTGTCAAACTCGCTTTTACTATAAGTTGACTGATAATATTTAGTATATGCATAATCAAGCCGCCATTGCGTTGCTTTTTGTCCCGTTGTACCCATCAAATAATGTGCGGGGACTGTTCCGATCTCGCTGTCGGTTACACCGCAATAATAAGTGCCTGCCAATAGTTTATTCTTCGGCAAACGCTTAAATAGATATTTTACAAAATCTTCACTACTTTTCATTGCTCAACCTCTCATAAAGTTTTGTAACAATCAGTGTATTATTTTCAATTGTTTTCCTAAGGTCATTGACCTCACTTTTATGTTCGTTCATAATTTCGTTGATAACTGCTTGATTTTCTTTGTCTTTTCTAACAATGTAAACCGCAAGAGCTATCATTGCCGCAATCGATACACCGTATGTTGATATAATCTGAACCCATTGCTCCATAAAATGTAAACTCCTTTTTTACTATAATTGCAAGGGAGCTGTTTAACGTTAGTTTGTAAGACCTATTCAGCGGTTCAGTCGGTTTCACCCGTTACGTTCTGAACTCACAACGTTATTTTAAACATGCTCCCCGCAAAATTATTGTAACACATAGGTTTATTTTTGTCAAGCGCGTATTAATTTAAATGCGTTCGAAAACTCATTTTTTATTTTTACGGATTCATAACGAACCGCGCCTACATTATACATATTTCGTAAGGTCTGCAAACATATAGATTTTCGAACGGCTAATAGCATATTGGGTTGAAGATCCGAGTTTGTCAGCGCATATTTTATTAAACAGCTTTCATCAATATCACGGGATACAAAAATTAAACCTTCTTTATAATCTACCCATATTCCATAATTATTATTCATATATAATATTGTGAAATAATATTTCGCGCTTTGGGTTTTCTTTTGAACGAAATTTTTATTATCTCTCAAAAAATCGTTTTCCATATTATATTTACCGTATGCCGTACCGTTTATGATTGAGCCGAACCGCGTCTTCATTGCCACATTTGTATATTCTTCATTCTTTATTACCTCTACCAATATTTCATTATTAATGCGCTTTATAGTTTTATTGCCGTACGGCGGCACAATATTAAAATAGTCAAAATACGGATTAGAAATTGTATACGCATTCGACAAAAAGAAAACTACAACATCTCGCAATCTTGCAATTGTTGAATACAATTCTAAAAAGTTTGTTACTTCATCTTGCAAATAATGATAAACCCCTTTATCAAGGATAAATTCGTCAAAACATATTTTGCTTACCTTCGGAAAAGGAATTGATTTTAGGATCTTCCCTGTTGATAATGCTTGCGCCTGCCCTGCATACTCATCATTGATATAAAACATATTTCCTTTTACTTTAAATGTGACGTTCGGGAACTCTGTTTGTATATCGTCAAAAAACGATTTTAACCTTTGCGCTGTCACCTCCGTTTTATACCGCCGAATATATATAAACTCATTTTTATTTTTTAAAAAATCTTGTATTGCCCATCGTTTAAAAGCGTATGTTTTACCTACGCCTCGCATACCAACGATAAAATTAAATAAACAATTATAACTCAACGCTTTTCCTATTTCGTAATACATATCTTTATCCCTTTCGCACTGTAAATTCGGTTTCATCAAGCACAATTCCGCCCGCTGTATGTACAGGCCGCAATTTTCCGCCGTACTTTGCGCCTTCCGTGAAATTTTCAAAAGTAACTTGTGAATGCAAATTTGCGGGCATTCCTGCACATGTTACATTTAATTTACCATCAATTTCTTCAATATATGTTTTAGCTCTTAAAAATTTAGCTCTTGTAAAACTCGATTCATGCTTCCATGCTCCAAGCTTTACATCATCAACTTCCAATTCTTCGGGAATGTCATTTCCTAATAAATGCAATGAATCAGTATCCGCATATAAAAAACGGTGAAATACTTTTTGCGCGCTTGAAATTGTTTTGTATCTTGCCCATGCTGTTATAAATGCGGCGATCGGAATGTAAATAGGCTTGCGCTGTTCCCATTCTCCGAATAAATATCGTACATTATCATTCAGCGGATCAATTACGGGAATCTTCGAACGCACATTTGGATTCATGCCAAATTTTCCGTAAAGTGAATTCAACATCAGTTTAGCAATTGTCCGCAACGGTTTATTACCCTCTATCGTTGCCTGTTCTTTTACAGCGTACCATTTGTCAATATATGAACGAAACATAATATTTGAACTCTTCCATTTCCAACCGCCGATATATTCTATGTTGTAAATATTATAATGCACTTGAAACAATTCCATATCAACGGAAGTTAAACATAATGTAACATCTTCGCCGTTGCTGTCGATTATATATTCCGTTGGATTGAATGCCGTGCTGTTTTTTAGCTGTATTGTCGGAATATAATTTTTCTTTAATTTGAAATTGCACCGTATCATCTGAACATATAAATCATATAAATCATCTTTTTCATAATTACCGTCATAATATATTGGGTCTCCGTATGGTAAATTGCAATAATACATAACGGAAGGATATAAAGAGTTAACATCTAATACAATCCCGTTGCCAACTATTTTATAAGTAAAACGCGGGTTTGCATATGTAAAGCCGCCGCGATAGCATTGCCGAACATCAGCATCATAATCGGGTTCGGGAAACCACCTTGAAAAACATTTTTTCGTGATAATTTCCTTATAATTTGTCATTGCGTTGCTTGCCGTTGTGTTCTTTGTTAAACCTTGATGAAATAATATTTCTAAAGCTTGCGCCACAATTTGACAGTCATTACGCAAATAATGTATTTCATCAATTGTCAATTCGTGCCCAATTTCACGATCCGCCGTATAGTCAATTTCTTCTTTTTGTATTGGTAAATTAAAGGCTTTTGCAATTTCCGAGACTTTAAACGGCAACAGCTTTAAGGAATCTAAAAAAGTTATTTTATGATTTTTCTTTTTTAGAATCTTAAAATATGTTGTAATTGAATAAAATATTCCCTTGTCGCTTATAAGCGTTTGAAATGTGTTTGGCCCCTTATCTTCATTCGTTATATGACACCAACCATTTTTTAATAAATGGTAAATTATAAACTCTCCATCAAATTTTAAGTTATGAAAATATATCGTTTCTTGCTGTTTCGATAATTCTTTCATCTTTTCAAAAAATGATGAAATATTATTCCCATAAATAAAATTTGAGATGTTACCTATTTCGCATAATCCCCATGCCCACACGCGGCAATCATCCGCGTTCGTTGTAGTTTCAAAGTCGGCAACATACATTTTATAACCTCATGATGTTATCGTAAATAATTTCCCTTTGACTTTCACGCTCAACGGGATCACGATAAAACAAAATAAACAAATAATCAGAGCCCAAACTTGCGTTAATGAAGTCATCAATATTAATCGAATGTATTTTGTTTATTATTTCTCTCAATCGCGGATCGTTGCTGTCAAATAAATTATTTAGCATTGAAATATAATTATGTACATATTGCAAATTCTTTCTTTCAAGGTAATTCGGTTGAGTTTGTGTATCAAGCGAACGCAAATAAGACGGCATATCACGCGTACTGATTTGATCAATATCCTGTTTCGGCAACAAATTAACATCGCGCATTCTCCCCATTTGTGCCAAATTACCCCGCTCAATTTCGCCCACCTTCGCGCGTTGCATTGCGCGGCGTTCGTTTATTATGTCTAACTGTTTTTTCGCCTTTCTGTATATCGCATCGGGCAATTCAACACCCTTTTCCGTTTTTACTGTTTTATATCCTCCCTTCATAAACTCTTTCATAAATTCTTTTGTTTCGGCAATGTCTGGACTGTCTTTCAATTTTGAATATAATAATTTATCAACTTTAAAACCCCGCTTTTCAAACCTTTTTGCTTTTTCATTATAAGCTTTTACCATTTTCTTTAATTCGGAATCAACAGTAACTTTCGGTTTTGCTGTAAATCTTTGCAATTCCGAAATTATACTTTCAATGTTCGCGCCGCTGTTTTTAATCTGTTTAACATGTACCTTTTGCGGAATAGAAATATATTGCCCTGACAATTGGGCCTTCTTTTCAAGCCGCTTTATCTTTGCATTAAAGTTTTTTACCGCTTTTCGCAACAGCTCATCCTGTTTTGTCATTATATCACTTCCTTTTTAAATTTTCACGCACTATAAATCATCGATTATAGTGCGTGAACCATTTTATTGATATATTGTATTCCCTGTTTTAGATATTATTTTGTAACAATATCCAAAGTGAAAATTCGGTTTGCACCGTTTGTAATCTGACGAACGCGAACAGGTATCCCTTCTTCCCATGTGGGCGATCCGTACAATCCAAAAATCCGCTTAAGGGAATTATAAATTCCGTATGATGTCGCCGTATATGTATGGCCGTTTACATCAATCAACGTTACGCGCGGCGTTGTACGGACTTCACCAATTTTTTCATCTACAATTTCAACGGGTTCAATTATCACGTCTTTTACATTAATTTCCTTGCCGATATGATCCGCAATTCGTACTTCGGGCGAATTCAAAGCGTTATACAATTTCGCCTTATCGTTGTTGCTTTCAGCAACAAACGAACTGTAAATTGATGCGGTTGCTGTGTTGATACCGTCAATAATTTCATTTTTCTTGTTGATTACCGTAAGAGTTTCATTCATCATAGTTTTTGCCTTTCTAAGAAAACCATTTATTATATTTTTTCGGTTTCCTTGACACACTGTTAAACAGTGTGTTTCGCCATGCTCCCACAATAGCTCGTCAGAAGGATTTAAAAAACGAGATAAGATACCAGTTTGTATTGGGTTGATTTTGGGCATGTTGTATACCATTTATAACCTATCCCATATCGCCCATTATACGGTTCTATTATGCCAAGTCGTTTACGAGAGACGTACCCGCGGGCCATTGAGTTGATAGCGGCATAATGCAGAGAGGTTATATCTGTCAGCGCGACAATCAAATTACAAGCTACATCTTGCGGCTCACCAACTTTATATACACCGGACCGCTTGTCAGCTGTCATTGCGTAAAATGTTTCCCATTTTGCCTTTATAATTTGTTGAGCAATTGCATTCAAATCAACAGGTAATTCTTTTTTGGCAAAGATACGATTCGCAATATTATCGTATTCAATGCGTTCTTTCGTTTCAGTATTTACAAAGTAAATCATTTTTTTTCTTCCTTTCGTTATTCCCACCCCACCCTACCTATTATATTATTTCACTTCAACGTAAATAATGAAGTAGTTTTCATCTTCCGGCATCATTGTAACGTTTTTCACGTTGTAATCAGTGCCGTCATCAGCACAAACGCATTCTTTTGGACTATGATAAAGCATAATTTCATCATCATCATGCTTTACCACCATACACCGACATTTAAGTGGTGTATAATTATGAAGAATTTTTGCATAGCACGCGGTGATCTCCTCATGCGGTTTTGCAAAGAGTTGCCACATTTTGACTAATTTCATTCATTTACCTACCATTTCATTTATTCGGTTCGGTTCCCCCCTTACCGTGACTATAGTATAGCACATATGGATCGGGATTGCAATAGGTTCGGAAAAATATATAAGGATTGAAGGATAATATAATGCGTTTGATTGATTGA